ATTACCTTCTTTGTATTGTGTAGCCCATTGATGAGGACACTTTCTATACATAGACATTTGAGAGTATGATATGTTTTTTTGAAAACCATAGTTTATCTCAGGTATTGTTACGTTTTGTAAATCTCTAACTATTTTTGGTAGTTTCATCTTTTAATCTTTCTATATATAACGTTGCATCCATAAGTTCTTCTTGTAGGTGTTGTAACCAACCTAACAAATCAACATCCTTACGCTCTAATGTTGTACCATATTTTTCGATACCTGTTTTTGAACGTTGTTCGAAGTTATCTTTAACTCTTTGAACATACTTGTCTGTTTTTGGAGTGAAAGTGGTATCTGGGTAGAGTGCATTTGTGGTGTCTGTAATATTAATACCACCTGGATATAAACTACGTCCTACATCCTCTTTATATTTTTTAACCGAATCACCCATTATAATAGGTTTTTATGAGGTTTAAAATACTTATCTAAAGCAGATATTTTATCATCAGCATCAACTAACATTACTAATGCTTCTGTTGCGTTTTTGTAAAAATCTTCAGTACTATGATCACCAATACCAACGGCATGATTTCCTAGTAAGTCAAGTGATAATAGGGCTTTTTGTCTTTCTGCTTCAGCCTCTGTTTTAAGCATTTTGTATAGTTGTGCATTCATTTTAATAACTTTTTAATGGTTTTATCATCATTTCCACGCATCGTCAATATACGAACAATATCTGGCTTGGCCAACAAAGATCGATATTCTGTTGCTTCTTTTTGTGAGCACTGATAATATGAGGATAGTTCTAATAGTAAATCGGAGTTAACCTTTTTAGTTTTAGATTTTACATATTTACTCCACTTACTATTTTTAGGAATAAACTCTTTGTAAAACTCATATATTTTACGTTTTTCGGTTGGGTGGAACTTTTGTGCTTCGTTTGCTACTATTAGATGATTAGGGTTCATACTAATCAATCTATGTATTACGTAAGCGTTAAACATATCCCAATCTGCGGTTGAAAACTTATCAGCCGCAGTTTTATGTTGGTTTATGTGTTTACCCCAATCAAATACTGTTTTACAGTAACTCATCCTTATACTCTTCTCTTAAGTCGTTAGGTACTGAGTCTTCTACTAACTTACCAGTTGCAGCATCATAAAATACTGGGATAGGCATAAGTGCATCTGAATCTGTACCTGCTACAAACTTAGATACTTTACGTAGAATAACTCCTTGTAGGAATACAGATTTACCTTCACTGTTTTCAACAGCAGAAGTGTTTTTTAAATCGATTGGGGGACCTTGTGGTTGTTGTTGTTGCATAACGTTGTTTTTATTTATTATTGATTATATTTTGTAAAAGACTACACATATTGATTTCCTTATCTATGCGGAAGTTTGATTGATATTGGTGTTCATTTATGAGCATAGCTACTGTACCTTGCTTATTAGGTAAATATTGATTTGAGTTGTCATATAGGAAACGATATAACTCATCAAACTCCTTTGTCTCTGCATCAGCAATTATCTGTCTAATAGTGGTAAAGTTGGGTTTATCTAACGATAACTCCTTTAATACATCACTCATATATGAAGTTGATACTAACGTTGATTTATCTAGACTCAACGTGTTATCTACGGTAGATGCTTGTATTGTATTAAGCATCTTACGAATATCTGGGTAATATTGGTTGACTAATGATTTGATTTGTTCTAGGTCAAACTTAGTTTTCTCTGTCTCTAAGATACTAACTAAGTGTTTAGCTACATCAGATTTAGTTGGTGCTTGTATTTTAAACGTTTGACACCTTGATTGAAGGGGATCAATAATACGTTCTATAAAGTTACAAGTTAATATGAAACGTGTTGATTTAGAATATGTTTCGATTACGTTTCTTAACGATGCTTGTGCTTGAATAGTTAAAAAATCAGCTTCATCAAGTATTACAACCTTTAGTGGTTTAAAACTTGCTACACTAGCAAAACCAACAACTTTATCTCTAATAGTTTCAATACCCCTCTCATCTGAAGCATTTATATAGAGTGACTCACAATCCAGATTATTAATCACGATTTTGGCTAAAGTGGTCTTTCCGGTTCCAGCCAACCCATGAAATAAGTAGTTCTGGATATCGTTTTGTTCTAGATATTTAGCTATTGTTGTTTTAAGTTGTTCGTTACCAACGTAACCGTCCAAAGTTGTAGGACGGTAACGTTCGTTTAGTAACGTATGTTTATTGTTGCTCGTTAGTTTGACTGAGTTCGCCATATAAACTAAATGTTTTGATTGGTTCTGGTTTGATTTCTACTTGTTCTTCACGTATAACATACAACTTAGAATCTAGGGGATCTAACCTAAATGAAACTTGTTCTTGATTAAAACTAAACCAAGCCTCTAAAGCATCAGTTAGTGATTTATGAACTACTCTATCCCCTACTAATGTCCACCTGTCACCAGGTTTAACACGTTCTGCAATTAAGTCATATTGTGTCTCTATCTCTGTTCTTACCATTACATAAACTGTGTCGGATCAACTCCCGCTGACTTATCATCTGATTCTTCATCAACTACTACTGCTTCTGTTAATAGAATAGTACCTGCTATTGATGAGGCGTTTTGAAGTGCAGTACGTGTTACCTTAGTTGGATCAATAATACCAGCAACATAGAAATCGATAATCTCATTTGTTTTTAAATCATAAGAGTTAGATAAAGGTGCTTTTTCAACTTCGTTTGCTATGATGTAAGCTGCTGTTTGTTCAATACCTGCATTTTGTAGAATTTGAATAAATGGTTTTACACATGCTTGAGCAACTATTTTACCACCTGTTGTGTCTAGGTTTGTAATAGCTGATTTGGCTTCTAATAATGCTCTACCACCTCCTGGTACAATACCTTCTTCAATATCAGCTTTTGTTGCATGTAATGCATCATCAACTCTATCTTTTCGTTCACGCATCTCAGTTTCAGTCTGACCACCAACGTGAATAATCGCTACTCCACCCACAAACTTAGCCAAGCGATCTTGTAGTTTTTCAATCTCATATGGTGTTGTTGCTTTGTCGATCTGGGCTTGTAACTCTTCAATACGTAGTTTGATTGTGTCTGCATCACCCTGACCGTCAACAATCGTAGTTTCTTCTTTTGAAACAGTGGCTGTACGAGCTGAGCCAAACCAATTTGTATCAAAACGATCCCACTTCATACCTTTATCTTTACTAAATACAGTACCACCTGTTGTAATAGCAATATCTTCTAATACTAACTTACGACGATCCCCAAACTCTGGTGCTTGAACAGCACAAACGTTGATAATACCTCTCATCTTATTAACGATTAGTGTAGCTAATGCTTCTTGTTCAATATCATCTGCAATGATTAGTAATGAACGTGATTGAGCTGATACTCCTTCTAAGATAGGTAATAGGTCTTTAACTGCTGTTAGTTTACCATCAACTATTAGAATAAATGGATTATCTAAAACAGTTGACATAGTATTATTATCAGTAACGAAATAAGGTGATTTATAACCCTTGTCAAACTGTAGACCTTCTACTGTCTCTAAATATGTTTCCCCAGTACGAGATTCTTCAATATGTACTACTCCTTCTAATCCTACTTTTTCAATAGATGTAGCGATTAACTTTCCAGTTTCAGAATCATTATTAGCTGATACTGTTGCTACTTGTTCTAACTGACCTTCAGCTGAGATATCTTGACTAACTTTATAGCGGAGTGCTTCTGTTACATCACCTACTGCTACATCAATATCTCTTTTGATTTGAACTGCATTTTCGTTATTATTTAATGCTGTTAACCCATCTTTAACCATCTCACGAGCAAGTAAAGTAGATGTTGTAGTACCATCACCTGCTTTATCTGCGGTTTGTTCAGCTGCTTGTTTTACTAATTGAACTCCTAGTTCTTGAATTGGATCTTTTAATGTAATGGATTTAGCAACTGTAACACCATCCTTTGTGGATTGTGGAGATTCAGGTCCTGCTATAACTACATTTCTACCATGTGGTCCTAATGTTGATACTACTGCATCTGCTAATGTGTCAATACCTTGTACTAACTGTTTTCTAGCT